CGCGTTTGACGCGTCCGGCGATGCTCACAACTCCGCGGCAGATGCTTCGGCGGTCCTCGAGGCTCGCAGACCGCAGGTGCTTGTGCCTCGGAGGAATCGCTCGAACTACCTCGCCGCTCTCGCCGAGCTGGACGAGGATCTGGCACTGGTGGCCCAGCGCAGGAGAGTGGCGGCGTGAACCTGAAGGCCCTGCGGGACGAGTGCCGTGAGATAGTCCGGAAGGCAGACGAGGCCGACACCGAGGCCTGGCTGAAGGCGGGCCTGCCCCGCGGGCATGGGCTTCCGCCGACGAACGTGATGGCCGGGCTCATGGTGGACCTGAAAGAGGCCGTGGCCCAGGCGCTTGCGACCCAGCGGGATCTCTACGTCGCGTACATCCGCGCCAACCACCCGCAGCTCGCTCCGGTATCCAAGGAGGCGGTGAGAGACCTGCCGGCACAGGCGGCCGTCACCTATCACGCCTGGATCGAGGGCGTGACTCTTCGCCGTGAGTGGTGGAACGAGAAGACCCGCAGCATTCAGGTGGACACTCGCCAGCTCGCGAGTTCGCTTCAGGACTCGCTCGAGGAGGCCATCGGGACCGGGGCCGTCGCGGCGACGAGATCCGCCGGCGCTTATGCACCCGGTTTCGCTCCGCTCACGCAGTCACAGGCGAAGGCGCTGCTGAAGGAGATCGGGCCCTACAAGGCCTCTCGTTCGATCGAGGCTCGGGCCATCTATCAGGCTGTGGCAGATCGAGCAGTCAGCCTCTCCGTCCGTGCTGCCGTTCTCAGGGACGGTGCCGGGCGCCTTCTGGCGGCAGTCTCGTACACGGCGGGCAAGGAAGCGCTCGAGGTGGCTCATATGGGCGCGCTGGAGGCGCAGGTTCCGGGAACCGGTGTCCAGCTTGTTCGAGAGCTTGCAGCTCTTGCTGCCAAGGATGGAAGAGGCATCGCCCTGCAAGCCCCCGCAGCGGCGAGGCCTTTCTTCACGGGTCTCGGGTTCGCCGCCGAGACGAAGGGGCGGTACTCGCTCGCCGCTCCGACTGCGTCCACCCTGGCGCAGTCACCTCCGGCCCTGGGACCGACCTGGACCCGGGTGGGTTGGCTCGAGGGGCCGGAGGCAACTCTCAGTACTCTCGACAAGACCGCGGCCAAGACCGTGGCCACGCAAGTGGCGGACTGGGGTGGAGTGCGGGCCCTCATGGCTGAGAACATGACGGCCGCTACGGGCGAGGGAACCGTGGTCGTGCTGACGTCCGGAGACGGGAAGGTCCTCGCGATCGCGCAGTACCATCTCCCCGCGGACGGCAATCTCATGGTGGATAGCGTGGCTGTCTCCCCAAGTGCGTCTGCGGGCACAGGCCGACGCATGATGCGCGAACTCTCGGCTATCGCCGCCGCCAAGGAGCGCGGAGTGACGATCGGGAAGCCGACCGCCACCGCCCGAGGCTTCTACCAGCGGATCGGCATGAGCGTCTCCGGGCCCAGCCTGGTATTCGACGTGACGGAGACCGCAGCCTTCGCGACAGGCCTCACCGGCAGCACCGCGTTTGGTGGACAGATCAGCTGGGATCTCGCTGTAGCCGGTGCCTCCGACTGGTTGCGCGAGCAGACCATCAAAGGCGTTGTCGACCAGGTGACGGCGACGACCCACAAGGCCCTTGTCGACACGCTAGCCGACGGGCTGGACAAGGGACAGAGCGTCCAGGAGATCGCCTCCCGAGTGCAGCATCTCGACTCTACCTTCGGACCTGCTCGGGCCGAGCGGATATCCAGGAATGAAGTGATTACCGCGACGCGTGCCGGCAATCACCAGGCGGCCAAGGATGCGGGATCCCAGGACCACGAGTGGCGGTCACGTCAGGACTCTCGGGTACGCCAGTGGCACGCCGATGCCCATGGCCAGCGCCAGCCGATCGACAAGCCGTTTCTCGTGAAGAACGCTGACGGCATCAGCGAGAAGCTGATGTATCCAGGCGACCGATCGTTGGGGGCCACCGCCTCCAATACCGTTTTGTGCCGCTGCAGCGTTCGCAACATCAAGATCGGCGTGACTGACGATCCAGCTCTCGGCATCGACCAGCATGGTCTGGCAAAGGTGAAACGTGCGCCCGGCCAGGTGGTTGCCGGCACCTAACCTGCTTCCCAACAGCGGACTCAAACGAGGGCCTCCAGATGGAGGCCCTTCCTTTTGGAGGTGATCTTCGTGAAGTCTCCCGGCAGTTTCGAGTGGCTGCGCGACCAGGTGTCGGCCGCGGTGCAGCAGCGCGCCAAGGAGAACAACCCTCTTGGCAAGGATGGCGTCAACGACGTCTACGTGAGCGAGACCTATGCGGACTTCGTCATCGTCCGGGACTACGGGCAGAACAAGTGGTGGAAGGTCCCGTACGCGATCGACGACAAGAACGTCGTCACCCTGGGGGACGCCACCGAGGTAGCCCAGACCTGGACCGAGATCACCAAATCGATCCGCATGCTCGTCCCGGTGCAGAAGGCCGACATGCCCAAGCACATGCGCCAGATCTCCTACGGGGTGGTCTTCGAGCCCACCTCTGATGAGATCAAGAAGGGCGACCTGCAGGGCGACTGCATGAAGGCCGAGGATATCGAGCTCGCCGCCCACCGGTTCATGGAGAACTACCAGACCGTCGGCGAGATGCACAAGTCGGTGGTCGCCAAGGCCAAGGTGGTGGAGTCGTACTGCGCTCCGTGCGACTTCACGGTCGAGACGTCGGGTGGCAGCGAAACCGTGCTCAAGGGCTCCTGGGTTCTCGCGGTGAAGTGGCCGGACGCCGAGTGGGCCCAGATCGAGAAGGGAGAGCACACCGGATACTCCGCCGGGGGATTCGGCTTTCGCACTCCTGTCACCGATGCCGCCGGCGCTCAGCAGACAACCGTGTCCAAGGCCGACGATGGCTCCACGGCCACCACAGGGCTGAACTGGCTCTGGGGCATGGACATCCAAGAGGTCTCCAAGGTGACCAGGGGGGCCAATGGCAAGAAGTTCTTCATTCTCAAGACGGCAGAACCCGAGGACACCCACGAACCCGAGAGCATCAGGAAGACGGACAGGCCGTCTCTCTCCGGGTGGGTCCGCGATGCACTAAGGAAAGTGGCCGGGGGATCCGGCCCCGATGACGGAGGTTCCGAAATGACCCCGGATGAGATCAAGAAGGCGGTAACCGATTCGCTGGTCGAGGGACTCAAACCCTTCGACGAGCGGATCACGAAGCTCGAACGGGACATGGCTGAGGCCCCCGCCGCCGGCGAGGAGGGCACCACGGTTCAGAAGGAGGCTCCAGCGGCCGGCGAGGCAGCCGAGCCCGCGGCCGACCAGGTGCTGAAGACCGCCATCGCCGAAGGCATCACCGAAGGCCTGAAGCCCATCGAGGATCGGATCGCCAAGCTGGAGACAGCTGCCGGCCAGCGTCAGTCCGGCCTCGAGGAAGGCGGGGCTCACCCCGTCGCCAAAAGCGCCGACGGCGGTTTCAGCTGGCAGGGTTCCGGCCTGCTGATCTAGCCCCCCCGGCCCCCTCGCAGCATCCCCTCTCATTCCCCAACCCCAACCGCACAGCTCGAAGAGCCCTGCCCTTGGGGCTCTTTCGCGTGCTCATCAGTCGGAAAAGCCCCTCTCCGAAAGGCAGGTCCATCGATGGATCCCGTTCAGGCTGCCCAGCGCGTCTCCAAGATCGTGACGGGCGATGTCACCTATGGTCTGCTCGCACCCGAGCAGGCAAAGCAGTTCTACGTCCAGGTCTACGACGACACCCCGTGGTCGAAGCTGCACCGCAAGGAGCGCAAGACCGCCAAGACCGGCGAGCTCGACAAGATCGCCATCGGCACCCGGCTCCTGCGAGCCAAGACCGAGGGTCCGGAGGGTGACGAGGGCTACCGCGTCGGCGCCACCTTCGGCCGCGTGCCCTACGCCTGCGTTCGGCTGAAGCTCCCCTGGGAGATATCCGAGGAGACCTTCACCGACAACATCGAGGGCGAGGCTCTCGAGGACAAGCTCATGGGCATGCTGACCACCCAGATGGGGATCGACCTCGAGGATCTTCACTGGAACAGCGACCCCGCGACCAGCTCGGGGGATCCCGACTACGACTTCCTCAAACTCAACACCGGCTGGTGGAAGCAGTGCCTCACCTCGGCCCATGTGGTGGCCGGGGCCACGATCAACAGTGGCATCATCTCCAAGGCTCACTTCTTCCAGGCCTACAAGGCCATGCCGGCCAAGTACCTCCGTTCCGGCAAGGCTACCTGGGGGATGAACGAGGCCACCCGCATCGCGTGGGTGGAGTCGGTCTCCAACCGGGCCACCGGCGCCGGGGATCTCGCCCTGCTTGGTGCCGACGCGGTCGCCAAGCCGATGGGATTTCCCATCACCCCGATCCCGTCGCTCACGGACGGCAAGGTCGTGTTCGCCTCCGACCCGCAGAACTTCATCGCGGTCAACACCTGGGATATCCGTATCCGCAAGGCGGCCGAGGGCAAGTCTGCGGTGATGAACGACATGCGCTACTACTCCGTGTTCCTGGACGACGACCCGGTCATCGAGGAGCCGGACGCCGTGGTGGTCATCGACGGCATGACCATCGACCTGGAGTAGTCCATACCCACGTTAGCGACACCCACGTTGCATACCCCCGGGGCAACCCCTCGCCCCGGGGGCCCTTTCCCCAAGCAGCACGCAAAGGAGACGTGATGACCACTCGCGCGAACAAGAGCAAGGCGGCGAAGCCACCGGTGACCGCTCCAGCGGCGACGCAGGAACAGGCGCAGGCGACCGTGAGCGCAGACGCAGCCCAGGCACAGGAGCCGATCGATAAGAGCGCAACCCCGTCCGATCAGGCGCCGGCAGCGCAGGATGACTCCGAGGGCTGGGACGGCATGGAAGCCGACGGCACGCTTGCTGCCGATCCCCCGGCAGCCCAGGCCACGGCCCAGGCACAGGAGCCGATCGAGGACGCACCGCAGGTGCCTACTTTCGGTGAGAACGAAGACCTCGAGGATGAGCCGGTCGAGAGTGCCGACCCCGGTGATGAGCCGCTCCCCAAGGAGTACATCATCCTCGATGGTCCGGCGTCCTATGGGCCGGTCGTCATCAACGGCAAGCGCGTGACCATCCGCAAGGGCAAGCTCTATCACGTGCCCAACGCCGAAGAGCGCGCCGACATTCTCGGCTCCGGCCGGTTCCGTGCGGCGGTGCGCAAGGACCTGGAACGCTCCGGTCGCCCTTCTGCCGGCCCTGGCGGCGCTATCACTCGCGACATGCTCCCGCCGGGAGCGATCAAGGGCGGTCTGAACAAGCAATAGCCCGGGCCGATGGGCGCCGGGAGACGCATGGCGTCTGGGTCCGATGGGGCCCGGACAGAAAGAGGTGAACCGTGAACACCAAGCTGTATTCCCTGGTCGGTGGAGAGGTCGGGACTCCTGAGTTCCAGGCCGTTATCAACGAGCTGATCGCGATCGCCCAGCGCACCGGTCACGTCAAGGTCCATGGGCCCGGGCACGCTGCTGAGCGTCGATGGATATGACGCCACACTTGCATGCCTCAAGGTCGTGGCAGCCGACGCAGCCGCGGGCAAGCCGGCCCAGTTCGTGCTGTCGGAGACTCTCGTCACTGGCGGCGTTGCCATCGCATACGCCGGCGGGGTCGTCACCGGTCTGAACACCAGCGGCGCCAGTGCGGTGGGATCGAAGATGTACCTCGGCGCATCCGGTGGTGGCGTGTGGGCCGTCGATGAGACGACCGGGCACGTCAACCAGAAGGTCGGTGTCGTGACGGTCAAGCACGCGACCGCAGGTGCGGTGCTCTTTAACCTTGGTGGCTACACCATCAACGGGGACGTGCCCGCGGGTACCGTCATCGGCAGCGACGCCATCAGCAACATCCGTGGAGCCAAGGTCACTCTGAACGGGGTGAACCCCACGAGGGTGCTCTTCCAGGCTCCCGATGCCGCCACCATCCTGGGCACCGACAACGGTGCTACCAAGAACATGGGGAACGGCAAGACCCTCATCGTCAACCCGAACGGAGACGGCGACGATACCGTGACGTTTGCCGCCACGGCGGCCACGTCTACGTCCGGCGCCACTCCGTCCACCGACATCCACGCCGAGAGCGACACCAAGCTCAAGATCTCCGTCGATGGGGACTTGGCGGAAGAGGTCACTCTGACCTTGGCCGATCTCACCAGCGGCGCCGCGATCGCTACCGAGCTCCAGACCAAGATCCGCGCGCTCGGTGGCAACAAGGCAGCCGTCACGGTGGCCTACACCGGGGGCGTCTACGTCATCACCTCGTCGAAGCTCGGCACAGGCTCCCATGTCATCGTTACTCCCGCTGCCACCGAGTCCATCACCGAGGAACTCAAACTCGGGGTGGCCGCCGGCGGTACTGAGGCGGCTGGCACCGGCGACTTCGTCGATGCCTCTGTCGCCACCGCTGCCGAAATCGCCGCGGCGATCGCCGCCCGCGCGGACGGGTGGACTGCCGCAGCCGAAGGCAACAAGGTCCGGATCACCTCCGAGGAAACGGGCAAGGACTCGTCTCTGGTCGTAAACGCGGCCTGCACGGCCGACAGCGTACTCGGGATCACCGGGTCCGCCTACGGCGCCCAAGGCCTGGGTTATGACAGCGACATGGCCGACGCCAACTACCTGCTCGGCCTCACCCTCAACGGTGTCGCGCAGGCCAACCTCTCCGGCAAAGGTCTGAGCTACACGAGCAAGACCGCCGCCGGATTCGACATCGAGTGCGAGACAGCTGCGGCCACCCACGACGTAGATGTGGTCGTGGTCGGGGTCGCGGACTAGCTCTCGCGCAGAGGCAAGGAGACGGTCATGGAGCCCAGGATAGTCGCGCTCGCCGAGATGAAGCTGCAATCGGGTCTGGCGGAGGTCCAGGACCTGACCAGCTCTACGCTCGCCGTGCTTGAGACAAAGGCCATCGATCTCATCGAGGCCGAGCTTGGGCGCAGACTGACCGTCGATGCAGCGGATGTGACCAGGCGTGTTCCCGGGAGCGGGATGGCGATCGTCCCGCTCCCGGAACGTCTGGACGCTTTCACCACGGTGGTATCCGACAGCCTTGGCGACATCACCGACCGGGTGGAGACGATGGTGAACGGTTGGCTGCTCACCGGTCTTCATCCCTACAGGATCACCTTCCGGCACCCGCTCACCATCACCGGAAAGTGGGGGATCGCCTGCCCGTCGCGGGTCAAGGGAGTCCTCATGGACGTCATCGAGGCCATGGCCGTGCGTCACGGGGATCCCGTCTCGCGTCGTGACGAACTCGCGCCGTGGGGCGCGGTTTCCGATGGTGGCCTGCGGGCCGACCGTGATTCGTCGGCCGACCGACAGGCGACTCTCGAGAACTTGCTGCGCTACGACGTGAAGAAGAGGCTCACAGGCTTCTATCGGCCAGACATCGTGGACCGGGTGTGAGCCATGTTCGACACTATCTGGGACGTCTATGCCCTCGTGGACACCACGGTCAACTCTGAGCCGTCCGACAACGATGACACGCTTCTCTACGCGGACGTGCCCGGGCAGTTCCTGCGCCTCTCGGGGCAGACACGCTTCTCTGCGGCCGCGCTCGGTGTGGCGCTCAGCCATGTCATAGCCCTGGAGATGAGGAGCGGCATCACGGAGCACTGCCGGCTCAAGAATCCGCGCACGCGCGAAGGTGGGTCGCTGCCGGCCCAACCCACCTACTACGACGTGAAGTACGTCAACTGGGGCCGTCGAGGGCATCACCTCGAGCTCTCGGTCGAAGCGATCCTGGTCCCATGACATTCACGGTAGAGATCCCCTTGCGCCTGGACGTCAGACTCGCGCATCCGGACGCCATATCATCCGCGCAGGGGATCTTCACCGAGGAGATGCGGGCCGCGGTTACCGACATCGTCCAACATGTCCAAGCCAGGGTCATGTTGAACATAGAGAAAGACGACCTCATCTTCACCAGCCAGCTACTCAACTCGATCGCGACTGCGGTAGGTCTGCATGGCTTGGTGATCACCGGGGCTGTCGGAACCAATGTGAAGCACGGAAAGTACCAAGAACTGGGCACGGTCCCTCACTTCGTCCCGTTCAACCTCGCGCCCAGCCTCTACGAGGAGATGCAGAGCAAGTTCGGCTGGGTGAAGCCGGATATGCGCCTCAAGTCCAACAGGACGCTCAAGGCCCCCAATCCGGCCGCCAAGACCGGGCCTCACGGCATGAGCACCATAAAGGGCAAGACGTCCACCTACCTGGTCGAGAACCCCGATCGGCTCTATCTCCAGAAGGATCGCGACTCGAAGCCGATCTGGGGTGTGTGGGTGTCCGGACGCAAGCGGCCGTTTCTCTACCCGGGCTGGGAGGAATCCCTGGGATTCATTGAGCAGCGGCTGATGCTCGGGGCGCAGCGCGCTGCGGAGCGGATCAACGCGGGAGGGACCTGATGCCTACGTACACCTGGCCCCATCCGTTTCTGCCTCACGGCCTCTCTCAGTTTCTCTCCGGAGCGACGCTGGCGGAAGCTCGCGTGACCACCGCGGTTCCTCGGCAGCGCGTCTACCCGCTTCTCGTCGTACAGCCCGCAGGGCTCGGTCCGCTGGGAACGGACTCGGCGATTCAGGCGGACGAAATCAGACTGCAGATCGATGCGTGGGCAGAGCGGCGCGATACTGCGGGCATGTTGGCGGCCCAGGTCTTCCGACTGCTTGATGCCCGTTTTGCTGGAGCGCTCAAGGATACGGTCATTTTGGTGGAAGACCAGGCCAACACTGGCGATCTCTACGAGTGCCGGATCGAGTGGATCCGCCGATCCGGCGGCGGAGACGTCTTTTGGGACGAGTGGGCCAAGGTCTATCGCGTGACCGCGTTCTACAACTGCAAACTGAACATGTAGGGGGCAGCCGGTGGCTCAGGTTCAGCTCTCCGACGGCACCCATGTCGTCGTCATCGAGGAGGTTCCCGAAGAGCGTCCGCGGCCGCCTCTCGGGATGGAGGTACTGCCCGCCGTCGACGGTTCACCGGTGGTGTACGAGAGGGCCGGTCTACTGCGCGACGTCGTGATATCCGGCCGGGTGAAGAGCAAGGGCGAGGCCGCGGACCTCGAGGATTGGCTGACCGAGGGATGCGAACTTCAACTGACCGAGCGCGACGGGACGCTCTCCACTGGATGGAGGATAAGGAGCGAGCCGGTGCCGGTGATTCGCCGCAAGGACGGCGACTCAGCGGACTGGATGGTGAGCTTCACCCTGTGGCGTCTGCCGTGAGCGGCTCTGGGGGGAACTCGTCTGGATGCTTAGCACCCTTACGTAGGTTGCACTCTTCGCACGCAATGACTAGGTTTTCCGGTCCGTTGGATCCGCCTAGGGCGAGAGGAACCACATGGTCAATGTGGCCATTCGGATGGCGCGGGCTGCCCCAGGGCTTGTGGCAGTAATAGCAGAGGCCGTTCTGTCTCTGCCGTTGCGCCTCGATATCAGCCTCCGTGTGAGTCCCTCCGTTGCCCTTCTTGGCGGCCCTCCGCTTGTGATCCTTCGCGGTCCATTTCGCGGGGTGAGCTTTGTAGTAGGCGCGTTGATAGGCGGCTAGATACTCCTGGTGGGTCTCGCGAAAAGCCCTGGCCTGGACGGCGAGTTCTTCGGGGCGTGCTTCCCGATATGATCGGCGGCGTGCTGCCTTTTCTTCGCGGTGGGCCTCGTGATAGGCGTTGTTGCGGGCGGATATCTCTGAGCGGTGAGCGATGTAGTAGGCGTGCTTTCTGGAGGCTAGCTCCTCTTTGTGTGCCTCGTGGTAGGCACGTGCCCGAGCGTTGGCCTCTGCGCGGTGAGCTGCATGCCAAGCGCGACAGTAGGAAGCCCGGTTTCTTGGGTGTGCCTTGTGATATGCCGAGGAGCGGGCGGCGTACTTCTCAGGATTGGCCTGGCGATCGGCGCGTGTATGGGCGGCATCGCATTGCTTGCACCATGAACGAAGCCCCGATTTCGCCTGCCTGCTCCGGTAGAAGAACTCGGCGGTCGCTGGCAGTTCCCGTCTGCATTTGGCGCATATCTTAAGAGCAACGCTAGCTTCCAAAGTGCCCATGGGGCAAAACATACCATGCTGACCGGATGGGAGAGGATGCCATGAGAGAGGGCGAGCTGACGACCGATGGCGCGCCGGCGTTGATTCTTGGAGGGGTGGAGTATCCCCTGGTCTTCAGCGTCGGGGGCATGAAACGCTGGGCCGACTACAAGCAAATGGAGTACGCCGCTGCGATCGAGCAGGGTTGGAAGGGCGCGGACCTCACCGACGCCGAGATGCGGCTCCTTCTGGCGAGCGCTCTCCGGTCCGGTGAGCTGCGGAGATCGGTCTTTGACCCTGGATCGGACAAGCGAGACGTCGGAGATGACTTCGTGGATCTCGTGCTCGATGTCATGCACCCGCATGAGGTGTGGGTGGCGCTCGCCTGCGCCTGGAACTTCGCCCCCGGGGAGTACGCGGGGCCGGACCCTCAAACGGAGGCGTCGACGGAAGGCGCGGAACCTGGCGCGAACTAGTCCAGGCGACCCATTCATTGGGATACCGACTGCCGGATCTCTTCTGGCTCACCTTGGCTGATCTGAATCTGCTCTTCAGAGACGAAGAGCATGCTGACGCGCCTGACCATGCACGCTCCGAGGGTGCGTTCACCTTCTAGGGAGGACCCTTGCCTGGTAGCTCCATATTCGATCTTGATGGGAAGCTGAGGATCGACCTCTCCCAGCTGGAGGCACTCTCGCCCGAGCTGGCCGCGCAAGTGGAGTCGGTCAACGGCCGCACGGCCACCATGCGCGTACGGGTTGATAACACCCAGAGCCAGACCGCCATGGCGGCGCTCAGCG